AAGGTTTTGGATATGCCTTGGTTTGCAACCCCATGGGATGTGCAAGCTAAGGGTTACATGGGCGAGGATGTGTATTTCTGCAAGTTGTTGCGGGATGCTGGTATTCCGTTGTATATTGATCATGACCTGTCCAAGCAAATTGGGCACATAGGAACCTTCGAGTATAAGCACGAGCATACTTGGGCACTCCGACCGATGGAAGATGAGCGCAGAAAAGCAGCGGGCGCTCCGGTCGAAACTCAAAAGGTGGCTTGATGGCACTCGACACATTCAGCGGACTCAAATCAAGCATTGCGGATTGGATCAACCGCGATGACTTAACGTCCGTCATTCCATCGTTCATTGTTTTAACGGAAGCAACGTTTAACCGCACAATCCGTACGCGCGATATGGTGCAGCGCGCAACCGCATCGCTTGATACGCAGTACACGGAACTGCCAGCCGATTTCCTGCAAATGATCAACATTCAGTTGAACACAGCAACGCCCATGAAGTTGTCATTTGTGAGCAACGAGCAAGCCGACGATTTGCGATCCACTTACTTTGCAGCCGCCAACGAACCTAAGTATTACTCGATTGTCGGTCAAACGTTTGAAGTGATCCCTTCGCCTGGTGGCGAGTACACCGTTGAAATGTCTTACTACAAAAAGATTCCGGCGCTTTCGGATAGCAATACAAGCAACTGGTTGCTTGCGAAATCGCCAGCCATGTATCTATATGGCGCATTGGTTCAAAGCGCACCTTACTTGCGCGATGATGATCGCATTACCACTTGGGGCACTTTATATAAGGAAGCCTTCAACGATCTAATGCTTGAAGAGCAAAGGTCAAACTTTAGCGGTACCACGCCGCGCATGAGAGCAAGGAGCTACTAACATGGCAGGTTCATTTTCAGATTACCTTGAAGATAAAGTGATGAAGCATGTGTTTACCAACACGTCTTACACATCACCATCTTCGCTTTACGTTGGACTATTTACCGTTGCACCTACGGATGCTGGCGGCGGCACGGAAGTATCTGGCAACAGCTACGCACGCACCGCGGCAACGTTCAGCGTGACAGGTACATCACCAACAACAGCATCCAATTCGGCTAACGTTGAATTTCCCACGGCATCCGGTTCGTGGGGTACGGTTGTGGCGGCAGCTATTTTCGACGCCAGCACGTCAGGCAATATGCTTTCGTGGGCTGATCTCACAACGTCCAAAGCCGTTGGTAACGGTGACGTATTCCGCTTCGCAACAGGCAACTTAGCCGTTACGCTTTCGTAAGTAAATGGCGCTGAATTATGGATCTGGTTTATACGGCAGTGGCAAATGGGGAACCGATGCCAGTGTTGACAACTATGGTTCAGCGGCCTATGGCGCAGGCAAGTATTCCGCACCTGATCAGAATTACGTTGAAGGCAATGCAACTGCCGCTTCTACATCAACCATGGAAGCGTCTGGTGATAAGACGCCAGGCAGCGGCAGCAATTACGGGTTCGGTGCTTACGGTTCGGGAAGCTACTCAGGAACGTCCGTTATTTATGTTGACGGGCAAGCAAATGCAGCGTCCGAGTCAGCCGTTAGCGCGGTTGCAAGCATTCTCTTTAGCGTTAGCGCAACCGCTGCAAGCGATTCAAGCCAAACGGCTGATGCACAAGTTGACCGAAACGCGCAAGCCACATCAGCAAGCGAAAGCAATGCAAGTGCATTGGGTTCGATTGTCCAGGATGGCGCAGCAACCGCGGCAAGTGTTTCAACGGTTACGGCAACGGGCGAAGGCTTGGTGGATGGAGCTGCCACCGCTGCAAGTACAAGCGCGGTATCTGCAAACGGTGACAGATTCTTGGGCGGGATTGCCACTGCCGCATCAGAAAGTGCAGTTACCGCTAACGCTGAAACGTTCTCAAGCGGCCAGGCAACTGCCGCCGCGGAATCATCTGCAACGGCTCAAGCCGATGTTGACATTGGTAACTCAGCATTTGCCGCTGCCGAATCAAGCGTTACAGCTGATCCCACAACAACTTGGTGGGCACAAGCGACGGTTATCAGCACAACAAGCATGTCAGCCGATGGCGGTTTGAAATGGGAGCCCGTTGCACCTGTAACCACCACTTGGACAAACATCACAGATCCGTCCAACACATGGACGCCAATCAATTCACCATGGCGGGATGCCGCCTAACGAGGTAAATCATGGCCGATACAACAACCAGTAACCTTTCACTTACCAAACCTGAAGTTGGCGCGTCAACCGACACATGGGGTTACAAACTCAACACGAATATGGATACGCTCGACGCGTTATTCGCGGCAGCGGGTAGCGGTACAAGCGTTGGTTTGAACGTTGGCGCAGGTAAAGTGCTAAACGTTGCAGGAAAACTTCAAACAAAACCGATCCTTGAATCAGCAAACATTGCTGCAACCGCGGCAACCGGAACGGTTAACGTTGATCTTGCAACACAAGCCGTTAACTATTACACATCAAACGCTTCCGCCAATTGGACGTTCAATTTCCGTGGCGATGGTTCAACAACGCTTAATTCGTTTATGACAACCAACCAAGCGTTAACGTTCGCGTTTCTTGTGACGAATGGCGCAACAGCATACTACCCAACAGCATTTCAGGTTGACAGCACAACGACAAACGTTAGCGTGAAGTGGCAAGGTGGCGCAGCACCATCAGCAGGTAACACAACATCCATTGATGCTTATGTGTTTAGCATTATTAAGACCGCTGCAAGCACTTATACTGTTCTTGCTTCGCAAACTAAGTTTGCGTAAGGAGTAGCGAGCATGCCAGTTTTATCAGTTTTAGGTGCTGCCATTGCTAGGGGTTATGGCATGTTTGGCGCCCTACCACCTACAACAACAATTGACTATGCCGTAATCGGTGGCGGTGGCGGTGGAGGTTCTGAAATTGGTGCTGGAGGTGGTGGTGGTGGTTTCAAACAATCAACAGCGTACTCCATTACCGCTTCAACAAGTTACACAATTACTGTAGGAAGTTTTGGTGCAGGCGCTCCATCACCGGCTGCGCGAGGATCGGATGGCGGTGCTTCATCAATTAGTGGCCCAACAACCGTCAGTGTCTCTGGTGGCGGTGGTGGTGCAACGGCTAGCGGGGGAAATACTGCTAACTACAACGGAAGAAACGGTGGATCGGGTGGTGGCGCTGGATTTAGCGGAACTATAGGTACAGGCACTTCTGGAGAAGGAAGTAATGGTGGTTCTGGATCGCAGTCCGCTCCTGGTTATGGTGCTGGCGGTGGCGGTGGAAAATCAGGAGCCGGTAGTAGCGGTACTGGCACAACAGGCGGTGCCGGAGGAAACGGGGCATCAGCGACTATTGACGGTGTTACCTATGGTGCTGGTGGTGGTGGCGGCACTTATTCAGGCACAGGTGGCGCAGGAGGTTCTTCAGGGGTTGGTGGTACGGGCGGGGCTGGTAACAATGTTGCCGGAGGAAATGCTACAGCAAACAGAGGAAGTGGTGGTGGCGGTGCTGGTGGTACAGATTCAGGAGCTGGAACAGGCGGTAATGGTAGTAGCGGTGTAGTGTTAATAAGGTATCCAGATGCCTATAGACCTGCTACCACAACAGGGTCGCCAACTATTACTGTTAGCGGTGGATACCGTATTTACAAATTCACCGGCAACGGTTCAATTACATTCTGAGGTGACACATGGCTCATTTTGCAAAACTGGATGAGAACAATGTGGTTCTTGAAGTTCACGTTGTTCATAACAACGAATTGCTTGACGAAAATGGTGTTGAGCAAGAGCAGAAAGGTATCGACTTTTTGATTGCTTGGTCTGGTGGTCATCCGTATTGGAAACAGACAAGCTACAACAAACGCATTCGCAAGAATTGTGCAGCGATTGCATACATCTACGATCCAGTTCGTGACGCGTTCATTTCTGAAAAACCGTTTGCTTCATGGGTATTAAACGAAGATACATGCCAGTGGGAAGCGCCTGTGCCAAAGCCCGAAGGTTTGTTTGTATGGAATGAAACGACCTGCCAGTGGATTGTTCCAAACCATGGCGCGGATTCGCTTGGAGCATAAACCGTGGAACCAAACGCTAAAGATGTGGAGGCTAAATTGTCAACGCACGAAGCAGTTTGCGCTGAACGTTATGCGGGCATCAACGCCCGCTTAAAGCGTTTGGAGCAAATCCTTATCGCAAGCGCAGGAGCCATTATCCTGTTGCTGATCAATACAACGTTCAAGTTGCACTGATATGTTTGACCTGTTATCCGGTGGGCTTCTTGGTTCAATCTTTGGCGGCCTATTCAGGCTTGCGCCAGAGATCCTAAAGTTCATGGATAAAAAGAACGAACGGCAGCATGAACTGAATATGTTTCAACTCCAAACCGATTTGGAGAAAATGCGCGGCCAATTCAAGATGGAAGAGAAGTACGTTGACCATTCCATTGCGCAACTTGATACGATCAAGGCCGCATTTGAAGAGCAAGCCGAAACCGCCAAATCCGCTGGTTGGTTCGTGGCGGCCATATCCGCGCTAGTGCGTCCCGGTATCACCTGGTCGCTCTTCTTTATGTACGCAGCCGTGAAGGTTGCCGCCATCTATCTAGCGTTTGAATCGCAAGCGAGTTGGCAGGACGTGTTAAACCAATCATGGGACTCGGATGACTTTGGCCTTTTCACGATGTGCGTGTCATTCTGGTTTGTTGGTCGATCCATTGAGAAGTACCAGAAGCAATGAAAGAAGCCATCAAGATCGCCAAAGACTTATTGGTGGTTCCGTTTGAGGGCTGCGCTAAGGTATTGCCAAACGGTATGGTTGCCGCGTATCCCGATCCCGGTTCCAATGGCGATCCTTACACGATAGGTTTTGGGACAACAGGCCAGGACGTAACGCCAACAACCGTTTGGTCGATGGCGGAATGCGAGAAACGCTTAGAGGCTCACCTGATTCACTTTGCCACAGGACTTATCAAACTATCACCGAGGCTTGTTTCCGCCGCGCCACGCCGATTCGCAGCTGTCCTGTCGTGGGCATACAATTGCGGACTAGGAAACTATCGGATCTCAACGTTCAAGCGACGCATCGACGCAGGCGATTGGGCAGGGGCGCGCGAGGAGTGCGTGAAGTGGAACAAGGCACGCGGACGTGTGATGCGTGGTTTAACGCGTAGGCGTGAAGCTGAAGCACTTATGATGAGATAAACATGCTTGCACCGCTCAAAATACCGCCAGGCGTATACAGGAACGGAACCAATTACCAGGCCGCGGGAAGGTATTGGGATTCCAATCTTGTGCGCTGGTACGAAGGAACGATGCGCCCGATTGGCGGATGGGTGAAAGCGTCAGGCGATACGTTTTCAGGTTCAGCGCGCGGCATGTTTAGTTGGCGCGATAACGAATATGATCGTTGGCTTGCTGTTGGTACGCACTCCAAACTTTACGTTTGGAATGGCGGCAACTTCTATGACATCACGCCATCAGGTTACACAGTAGGACGCCAAAACTCATTCACGGGTTATGGGTACGGCGCTGCGAATTACGGTTTAGGCACTTATGGCACCAAGCGCACTGTTGGCGCTGAGTTGGACGCCACAACGTGGACGCTAGATAATTGGGGCGAATATCTTGTCGCTTGCGCCAATAGCGATGGCAAATTGTACGAATGGCAAAATAACGTTGGCTCGATTGCCGCTGTTATCACGAATGCGCCAACAGATAACACGGCGCTTATTGTCACGCCAGAGCGCTATATGTTTGCGCTTGGCGCTGGCGGCAACCCGCGTTTAGTGCAATGGTCTGACCAGGAAGACAACACAACCTGGACGCCATCAGGATCAAATACCGCGGGATCGTTAGAGCTTCAAACCAACGGTCGCATTTTGGCGGCTAAACGCGTGCGAGGTCAGGTGTTGATCTTGACCGAAACGGACGCGCACGTCATGAATTATCTTGGTCCGCCATTGGTATATGGTCAAGAAAAGGTTGGTTCGTTTTGCGGTTTGATTGGTCCGCAAGCCGTTGCCGTGATTGAAGGTGGCGCCGTTTGGATGTCAGACAAATCGTTTTTCCTATTCAATGGCCAACTTCAACCATTGCCTTGCAGCGTTGGCGACTATGTCTTTACCGACATCAACCTTGATCAAGTGGCGAAGATTTATTCGGGACACAATTCGGCCTTTGGTGAAGTGTGGTGGTTTTACCCGTCAGCAGATAGCAATGAGTGCAATCGTTATCTGATTTGGAATTACCGCGAAAACCATTGGGCGATTGGCGAATTGGCGAGAACATGCTGGACGGATGCCGGTGTGTTCACTAACCCGCTATCCGTTGGAACCGATGGGTTCCTGTATGAGCACGAAAACGGATGGACTAACAACGGCACGCCCATCACATCCACGCGTTACGCCGAATCAGGTCCAGTTGAAATTGGAGCTGGTGATCGTTTCATGTCGGTCCGCCAAGTGCTGCCGGATGAAAAGTCACAAGGTCAAGTGAAGTTGACGTTTTACACACAATCAACACCAGAGTCTTCCTCCACAACGTATGGTCCTTACTCGATGCAACCTTACACAAATGTAAGGTTCACGGGTCGCCAGGTAGCGATGCGCGTTGTCGGAAATGCTGACGCTGATTGGCGTGTTGGAACGATTCGTTTGGATGCTGTAGCGGGAAGCGGACGATGAGACTACCGAATCCGCCACAAGATTACTCGGCATCCATTGAGCGCGAACGCAATCGAGCCATTGAAAGCGCTGATGCGTTGAATCTGAAGAAGTTGCAGGATGTCGAGTTTGTTGAAGGTGCGCGGTTAATTTTGCGCTCGCCCAATGGAACGCGGTATAGCATTACGGTAAGCAATCTTGGCGTGATCACGGCAACGTCAATTTAGAGGCAAAACATGGCAACGAAAGCAGACATTCAAACGCTCTATCAGCAAACATTAAACCGCGCGCCGCGTGACGATGAAGTCAACTGGTGGCTCATGTCCGCCAATAACGAAAAGTGGACGCCGGCGCAATTACGCGGAGCGTTTCTGCGCGATGCCATTCCAGAGCTTTACACGTCAACGCTTGGACGTTCACCGAATCCTGATGAAGTGGCGTATTGGCAATGGGCGCAGGGTGAGTTGGCATCACCTACCGCATTGCGTACCGAGTTTATGCGTTCAGCGCAACCCGAAATAGCGATCAACGCCGCAAGGCAAGCCGGTGCCAACAGACAAATGCAAGGCATCACGGAAAAAGGTTTAGCGGGTCGCACTTATACGCCATACACTGGCGATTACACACGTTATGGCTTTGGCCCTGAATCGTTGCTATTTACCAACACTGGTCAAATAACGCCATACACACTACCGGAAGGTTCTAAGTGGCGGACTGCTGCCGCTGAAGCATCACCATCCGATCAAACCGATCAAGTAACTAGCCAGGCGGCAAAAGATGCCGCTGCTGCAACGCAGCAAGTAGCGCAAAACGTTGGTTCTTCAGTCACGCAAGGCGCAACTAATCAGCAACTTCAGACGACTGGCGGAACATCCACATCAACGGGTGGTTTGCTTGATATGGGCAAGGACAATTTCATTGATGATCGGTCAATTTTATCGACTGGTGGACCAGTGACAGACAGTCTTTTGAATGTTCAAACGCAACCCGTTATCCAGCAGCCCGTAGTCAACGAAACCATTGCAACGCAACCCGTTGTCAATCCTTACGATCAACAAGTCACGAGTTGGTATCAAGGTTTGCTAGGACGCGCGCCAACGCAAGCTGACTTAAATTATTGGGGTGGCGAATTAGCCAAAGGCATTGACGCTGGCGCGATTCAGGAAAGCATTGGCACATCACCCGAAGCCTTATTGAATCGTGAATATCGCATGTCACTGGGTCGTACGCCAACGCAAGCCGATTACAACTATTGGCTTGGTGATGTGTATGGCCAAGGCACATCAATCGGTGACATCCGCCAAGCGATCAGATCGTCACCTGAAGCGCAACTGTTCTCTGGTTACAACACGGCAGCGCAAAACGTTCAACTTCAGCCTTATGACTTTTACTTGAATCAGTTGACGGGTGGCGCGCCAGTGCAAGGTTTGTTGTCAACGATCAATCAACCTCAGTTTGTCAACAATGGACTGCTGGCGACATCATGAATGCCTTTGATGCCGCCAATTGGAAACGGTGCATACCGATCATTGAATCCGCATTGCAATACAGCGGCGGCACGCATAATATCGACGATATTGAACGAGCAATTACCGCCAAAACGATGCAGTTTTGGCCAGGTGCGCAGTCAGCAGTCATCACAGAGATTCAGGTTTACCCTCGCCTCAAAGCGCTGCACTATTTTCTTGCTGGCGGGAACCTCGAAGAACTCACGCGTATGCGTCCAATCATTGAGCATTGGGCCGAATCAATCGGATGTCAACGAGTCACGTTAGCCGGAAGACGAGGTTGGATTCGTTCGTTTTTGGCGGATGAAGGTTATCAAGAAAAATGGACGGTTATGTCCAAGGAGCTGAAGAAATGAGTAAAGGCGGCGGCGGATCAACATCAACTTACCAGCCTGATCCTGAATTCAAACAAGCAGCGCTTCAAAACTATGCGTTTGCTCAACAAGTTGCACAGCAACCTTATCAGGCTTATGGCGGACCAAGGATTGCAGGATTTACGCAACCGCAGCAAGAAGCCATGGCAGCGATCCGCCAGTCACCATTAAGTCTTGGCGAATCTATGCAGCAATTTTATAACCCGTACAACGAGCAAGTGATCAAGAATACGCTGCAAAACATCGAGAATCAACGATTGATGCAACAGCAACAAACCCGCGCGCAAGCCGCCAAAGCTGGCGCATACGGCGGAACGCGCCAAGCAGTGCAAGAAGCGTTGCAACAACAAGCGGCGCTGCAAACAGGCGCGCAGGCCGCGGCACAACTTGCGCAGCAAGGGTTTGGGCAGGCCGCCGCGCTCGGTGCGCAAGATATTGGTTTACGCCAACAAGCCGCAGCAGGACTGCAAGGTGTTGGCGCTCAACAGCAAGCCATGAATCAAGCCAATTTGGATTTGGCGTATCAAGACTTTTTACGCCAACAGCAATATCCACTTCAGCAATTGCAAATCCTTCAACAAGGTCTTACGCAAATGCCATCGGGTGGCACGCAACAGACAA